CGTTCATTTTGTACTAATAATAATGCAGCTTATGTAGCAGTAGAAGAAACATATGGTGATGTTAGTTATAATGGTCATGCTAAGAAAGGTGAAGAATTTAGAAATGATATGACTAACTTTGGTATATTGATGGAAATTAAAGGTATTGAAGATCCATTTAAGTGGAGTAGAGATGTTGTAGCTAAATGTAACTTTACTGAAATTGGAGGTGAAGAACGTAGAATGGGAATGTATTATTCTCCATCATATGTAAATAAAGATGGAATTACATATAGTCATAGAGGTCCTTCATTAACTTCTGAAGGCGAACGTGTTAAAGCAGGTATAGGTGATGGAAATGTTTTAGATAAATTTAAAGATGCATTAGGTGAATATGCGGATTACATTTTAAATTTTATCAATAATATGAATACTGTATTTGAATTTGGTGATGATTGGGGTATGTATATTCCTGAAGTAAAATATCTTAGCCCTGAACCATTAGTTAATTATCACAATTTATCATTAACAGAATATCCTAATGTGCATTTTGTAGGTGATGCTTTATCTGCTCGTGGTATCACAGTATCAGGGGCTCATGGTATTTATGTTGCTGAAAAAATGATTCAACATAGTCATCTTGTAGAATTAACTCAATAATATTTGGAGTAGTAAAAATAAGGTCGTACCTTTAAACAAAAAGGTTATGATAGAAAGACGCGGACGACCAAAAGAAATAGAACAAGAACCATCACCAACCAAATATGAACGTCGTTTTGAAGATGACGATATGGTTGAAATATGGAAATATGATTTAAAGAAATTTCCACGTGGACCCATTGAAGTTAATATAACTTATAAATCAGGTGCTGAAAAACGAATTAAACAACGTGCTAAAGATGCTAAACAAGAAAAGAAAACAGCACGTCAAATGAATAAAATAAATAATAAAAGTAATGTCAGTAGTAAAAAAAATTAAAACACCAGATGGAACTATTATCCATACATTAGATGGTAAGCTCCATAATTACGATGGTCCTGCAATGATACATCCAAAAGGTAGTGGTAAAAAAGATGAATATTATATTTTTGGTTTTAAAAAAACTAAAGATCAATTTTTAGAATATAAAAAAGATCAAAAAGGTTTGCCACCAGCAAAGAATCCATTATTTAAAACTCGTTTATAATATGAAAATAGGTTTAGCAGGAACAATGTCTGTAGGTAAAACTACATTAGCAAAAGCATTAGGTGAAATTGATCCATTTAAAGATCATAGTGTGTTTACAGAACGTAGCAAATATCTGCGTGATTTAGGTATTCCATTAAATACTGATTCTACATTAAATGGCCAGTTTGTATTTTTATCTGAACGTGCTAGTGAATTATTGCATCCAAATATTATTACAGATAGAACAATTTGGGACGTTTGTTCGTTTACTTTAGGCGCTAAATCTATTAGTGATTTTGATAAACGTACATTTGTTGAAGCTGCTATGATGCTTCGCAATCAATATGATTTAGTTATTTATGTTGATCCTCGTGGTGTTGTTATGGAAGATAACGGTGTTCGTGAAACTGATTTGCATTATAGACGTAAAATTGATGAAGTTATTCAATTATCGTTAGCTGAGTATCCACCAACTAAATTAATTAAAGTTGAGGGTACTAATAGTGAGCGTATAGCCACTATTTTGCAGAATTTGTAATATTTATCGTAAATAACCAACTAATGGCAGAATTTAACTATAGCAACTATGTTGCTACAATGGCTCAAAGAAAAGGCCCAATGCACGAAACTGATAACACATACAATAATGATATGAATCAGTTAGATAATTCATATTTAGATCAACTTGATTTAACTACAAAAATATATGAATCTGAAACAATATATGAATTTGGTAGTGATGGTAACTGCTATAGAATTGACGATGAAGGTAATCGCGATATAGTAAGCGACAGCTATTGCCAAAGATACGGTGGTCAAGGTGTACGTGAAGGTGATTTAGAAGAAACAGATGTAGACGAAGCAATTGAAGATACTGATGTTGAAGTAACTGACGATGAATTTGGTTCAACTGATTTTGATAAAGAACCTTCAAAGAAAGATATTAAAGCCGCTGAAAAAGAATTTAATTTATCAATCCCAAAAGCGGATAATTCAGTTGCTGATTCAGCATTAGAAAAAGCTAAACAAATTATCAAAATCAAAGTTGGTAAAATCTTAGCTCAACCTAAAGGACAAAGATCAAAATCAACAGATTTAGTAGTATTAAGACAATTTATTCAAAGACCAGACATTAAGAAAGCTTTTAAAGCTCGTGGTTTAGATGTAATGGATTTTGTAAAAGACGTAATAGCTTAATTATGGCAAAAAGAGTTGATTTAGCAAGTTTAATAACTGAAGCTAGTATTAAAGATCCATTATTACAACAAGTAATAAGATTGCAACGTACTGCTTCTAAGGTATTCAAAAATACTGCTGATAATGTTAACATTCCCCCTAGAGATAGAGCTGGCTTATTAAATGCATTTGGTGATTTAAATGACCAAATCGAAGCATTAGGTTCAGCTATTGAAATGAATGTTACTGAAAGAGCTCAAATGAAAGAAGTAGATACTTATCATATTGATGATTCTACTTTTGAAAGAATGGATAGTTTAGTTCCTCAAAGTGCTTTACAATCACTAGTTGTTGCTATTCAATCTATTATTCGTTCTTTAAAAGAAGAAGGATTTGAGGATGATGAAATTTTTGACTACGTTTTAGCAAACGTAAAAATGTTAGATAGAAACTAATGAAAAAATATATTTTACCCGTTGTATTAATTTTACTTTTGCTTTGGTTAGCATTTGATAAAGTATCAAATATAGGACTAACAGGTGAATTTAAAGCAAAACAAGATAGTTTAGTACACGCAGTTGACTCAATGCAATTAGTTATAGCTAAAGAAGACGCTGAAATTGATTCTTTAGATTTAGTAGCTGTTGAATTACAATACAAAGTAGATCATCAAAAAGCTAAAGTTAAAACTATTGTTGAGTATATCGAGGTAGAAAAAAATAATATTGATGGTTTTTCTAATCCTGAATTAATAAGCTCATTTAATAAACGCTACCCAGCAGACACAATCACTACCCCATTACTAGTAGCTCAACCAGTATTAGTTAGTGCTGCTAAGGATTTAGTAGAATTAGATGGTGCTAAACAAATTATAGTATTAAAAGATAGCTCTATCAACACATTAGAAGAAAAAGTAACTATTAAAGATAGTGTTATTGCTAAGTATGTTTCTAAGGAAAATACCTATAAGAACATGGTTGCTAATCAACAAACACAAATTAAAGATTGGAAATTCCAATACAATACTCTACAATTAGAAAACGCTAAATTAAAAACTAAAAATAAATTTACTAAAATTGGTGCTAGTTTAATAGCAGGTGGATTAGTATATTTAATGTTAGTAAAGTAAAAATAAATAATATGGAACGAATTAATGAAGTTAGAAGAATGCAAGAATTAGCAGGTCTTACTAAAGAAGCCCCAACAATGCCTCCAGTACCAGGAAATAAGCCAAAAATGCCTCCAGTTCCTGGCAAATCACCATCATCAAATTTAAGTGATAGTTTAAAGGAAAAATATATACAACAAGCTTTTGATGTAGTTGGTTCTACTGCTACCTATAAGAAATATAAAGTTCTTGATGATAGTGAAATTAAAACATTAGAAACTATTTTGGATAAAGTTATGACTGGTTTCCAAAATCTTAAATAATAATTGCCCCGCTATAGTCTCAGTATTATAGTTCTGGCCCGACCCCGTAAGGTCGGGCTTTTTAATCCTCGTGTATATTTATATATATAAAACCTGTTATGGCTGAACAAAACATAAAAGACATAATCAAACAGGAGTTCGTAAAATGTGCTCAAGATCCTGTTTACTTTATGAAAAAATATTATTGGATTCAACACCCACAAAGAGGTAGAATTCAATTTGGATTATATCCATTCCAAGAAAAGGTACTTCAAATATTCAAAAACAATTCATATTGTATAACGAATAAATCAAGACAATTAGGTATCTCCACTTTAGTATCAGCATATTCATTATGGTTGATGCTATTTAATAAAGATAAAAACGTACTTGTAATTGCTACTAAGCAGGAAACTGCTAAAAACATGGTTACTAAAGTACGTTTCGCTTATAATAACCTCCCCTCATGGTTAAGACTAAAAGCAGTCGAAGATAATAAATTATCACTTCGATTAGCAAATGGTTCTCAAATTAAAGCAGTTTCAGCGTCTGGGGATGCTGGTCGTTCCGAAGCTGTATCTTTACTTGTAATAGATGAAGCTGCGTTCATTGATCAAATTGAAGATATATTTGCTTCTGCTCAACAAACACTAGCTACGGGTGGTGGATGTATAGCTATATCTACTCCTTATGGTACTGGTAACTGGTTTCATAAAACATGGACTAGAGCTCAATCAGCTGAAAATAAGTTTGTACCTATTAAATTACCTTGGACAGTCCACCCTGAACGAACTCAAGAATGGCGAGATGAACAAGATTCATTATTAGGACCTAGAAACGCAGCACAGGAATGTGATTGTGACTTTACAACTTCAGGTGATACTGTAATTGATCCTCCAACATTAAACTTTTATATAGATTCCTTTATGAAGGAACCAATGGATAAAAGAGGTATTGATGGTTCACTTTGGATTTGGGAAATCCCAGATTACTCTAAACAATATGCTGTTATAGCCGACGTAGCTAGAGGTGATGGTAAAGACTTTTCAACATTTCATATTATTGATGTAGAAACAGCAATACAAGTAGGTGAATTTAAACAACAACTACCGACTCGTGACTTTGGTAACTTGCTTGTTGGTATAGCTACTGAATATAATGATGCTTTACTTGTAATTGAAAATGCTAACGTAGGTTGGGCTGTAATTCAGCAAGTGATAGACAGAGGATATCGTAATCTTTATTATTCTCCAAAAATGGATATGGCAATGGGTAACGTTGAACAATACCTTACCAAATTTGAAAATTCAAGTGGTATGGTTCCTGGATTTACTACTTCTCTTCGCACAAGACCACTTGTTATCTCAAAGATGGTGTCGTATATTCACGAGAGAGCTTGTACTATACAATCTAAACGATTACTTGAGGAATTAAGAACATTTGTTTGGAAAAATGGTAAGGCACAAGCGCTTGATGGGTATAATGACGATTTGGTAATGGCTTGGGGTATCGGGATGTTTTTAAGAGATACAGCTTTATCTTTTAGACAACAAGGTCTTGATATGGCTAAAGCTTCTATTAGTGGCATTTATAAAACGGGTAATGATTTATCGCCTGTTTATTCCCCTAACAACGGGAATTTTATGCCTAACCCTTACCAAATGGATTTACCACACGACCAATCAGAAAATATAAACTGGTTGCTAGGTTAATAAATATTTATATAATATAAACAACAATATGGCTGATACTACATTATTTGGTAGACTTAAGAAACTCTTTTCCACAGACGTTGTGATAAGAAATGTGGGTGGTAACGAACTTAAAGTAATGGATACCGATGGCATCCAAAGACTTGGTGTTCTTCAAACCAACTCATTATACGACAAATACGCTCGTTTATACACTACATCAGGTGGGTGGAATTACAATCTATCTCAACAACTTAATTATCCTACTACAAGAATTCAATTATATGCTGACTATGAAGCAATGGATACAGATGCTATTTGTGCATCTGCCCTTGATATTGTCGCAGATGAATGTACTTTACGCAACGAACAAGGTGAAGTATTACAAATTAGAAGTAGCGACGAAACAATTCAAAAGATTTTATATAACTTATATTATGACGTGTTAAACATTGAGTTTAACTTATGGTCTTGGACTCGTAATATGTGTAAGTATGGTGATTTCTATCTTAAATTAGAAATTAGTGAAAAATTTGGTGTGTATGGTGTTATTCCATTCTCATCTTATAATATTTTAAGAGAAGAAGGATATGATTTACATAAACCACAATCAGTACGTTTCAAATATGATCCTACTTCACAAGCAACATCACCTTTAGGATATGTGTTATCAACTCCTATTATCGATTCAGAGGGTAAGGGTGTTTATTTTGATAACTACGAAATGGCTCACTTTAGATTATTAAGTGACTTTAACTATTTACCTTATGGCCGTTCTTACTTATAACCAGGCCGTAAATTATATAAGCAATTAGTATTAATGGAAGATGCGATGTTAATTCATCGTATTGTTCGTGCTCCTGAAAAGAGAGTATTCTATGTTAACGTGGGTAATATTCCACCTAACGAAGTAGAAGGTTACATGCAGAAGATGATCAACAAAATGAAGAAAACTCCAGTAGTTGATCCTCAAACTGGCCAATATAACCTAAGATACAACATGCAGAACGTACTTGAGGATTTCTATATCCCGGTTCGTGGTGGTGATCAAACGACCAAAATTGACACTACAAAGGGTCTTGAATATGCGGCTATCGAAGACGTAACATACTTACGTGATAAACTTTTCTCCGCTTTAAAAATCCCTAAAGCGTATTTAGGCTATGAAGGTGAATTAAGTGGTAAAGCTACATTAGCTGCTGAAGATATTCGCTTTGCTCGTACAATTGAGCGTATCCAAAAGATATTAGTTAGTGAATTGACTAAAATTGGTTTAGTTCACTTATATTCTCAAGGATATACTAACGAACAATTGACAAATTTTGAATTGTCATTAACAACCCCATCAATTATATACGATCAAGAACGTATTGAGTTATTAAAGTCTAAGATTGAATTAGCAGGCAGCATTATGGAAAATAATTTAATGCCTACTGATTGGATTTACGATAATATCTTACACTTATCTGAAGATGAAATTAGTGAAATTAGAGATTTACTTGCTGAAGATAAGAAACGTGAGTTTAGATACGAACAAATCAAAACAGAAGGTAATGACCCATTAGAATCAGGCCAAGCCTATGGTACACCACACCAATTAGCATCGCTATATGGTAAAGGTAGACAAACTACACAGACTAAAGAAGATGTACCTAAAGGATATGATGAAGATAATGATCAATATCCAGAACAACCGGTTCCAGGAAGACCTCAAAAAGGTGTTGATCATGATGATCAAGATAGCAATTTTGGACGCGATAGATTGGGTAAAGATGATCTTAAAGGTCCGGGTAAGGATGCTGATGGAATGGATAAATATAATGTTAAAACCCGCGCTAATACAAGTAATAACATGAAACTTGAAAACGCAGGTACAACAGCAGTATTCTTACAAAATAAAAATATGTTTGACAGTTTAAAAAGTTCGCGAAAAATTAATTTGTTTGAGCAAAGTGGTTTATTAAACGAGGACAACATCCGCGAGGAAATTGAATAATTCAAATATTTATAATTAGTAGCATTCTACATATGAAAGTTAAACATAGTAAATTTAAAAATACCGGTATTCTTTTTGAATTATTGGTTCGCCAAATTACGGCGGATTCAATGGCTAATCAAAACTCTAAGGCATTAAGTTTGATTAAGAAATATTTCATGAACTCTGAAATTGCCAAAGAAAATAAATTGTATCAAACTCTTGCTAATTCTGAACAATTGACTGAACAAAAAGCTAACGTGGTTATCTCAACCGCATTGGACTTATCAGGAAAAATTAACAGAACCGAGTTAAATAAAGAGAAATTTAATTTAATTAAAGAAATCAAAAACAATTATGATATTGATGATTTTTTTAAAGCCAAGATTAATAACTACAAGACATTAGCCTCAATATACGTGTTATTTGAATCATATTCAGATAAACAATTCAAGAATCCCGAGACAATTATATCAAGCAAGATTAATATATTAGAACACCTGACACGAAGTGCAGTAGCTGCTAATCTATCACCACTTGTTGAAGAATTTTTACAACAAGATAGAGGAACACGCTTCCTTGTTCAGAAGGTAATGCTTGAAAATTTCAATAAAAAGTTTGCTAATTTAACTGACGAACAAAAAGAAGTATTAAAAGAATACATTCAAAGTGTATCTGATTCTACTAACTTAAAGAAATTTTTAAATGAAAAATTCCAAAAAGTTAAATTAGATTTACTAGGAATGTTAAAAACAATAGACGAACCTGTAACTAAAATTAAGGTTCAAGAAGTTATAACACTAATCAACCCAATCTTGGAATCAAAGAAAATTAAAGACGAACAAATTTCAGCTTTACTTCAATACCAAGAATTAGTTAACGAACTCAAGAAAGTCAATAATGGCTAAAATTAGATTAGTAAAGAAAAAAACTAATGAGATGTCCGGAACTGGTGGTTCCGCATCTGCTACTCCGGGTATCGGAGCTCAATATGCTGCACCAAAAGCATTCCCTAGGGTTGCTTCTGATTATAACAAAACATTCGGAACACATTTTGCTCCATCTATTCCTAATCGCCCTTCAAAAGCGATTACTTATAAGGAATTATGGGAAGCAGGTGAATATGATTCTCTAGCTGGTATTTTAAAACAATTAGGTGCCGAAGAAGATTCTATTAAAGTGCTTTTAAAAGCAGTTGAAATGGGAGCTTTAAAACCTTCTGATGCTATTATAATCACAAAGAGAGCATTAGGTATGAAAGAAGGATATGGTGAGTTTGATATGGAAGATGATGGACCCGATTACAATAGTATATCTGACTTAGAAGATGAATTACGTAGACTTGTACGTTGGTCTAACCAATACGGAAGTAAAGGCGCGGATGCTCAAATTGATCAACTAAGAAAAAGAATAGAATATCTAAAATCACAAGTTACAAACGAAGAAACAAGTGACGATGCTGATTTTGATAGTGCTACAACCGGTGCAAGTGGGTTACAAACAATGAATCCACTACCAATAAAAGAAGGTCGTTATAGCGAATTTAAAAGAACAACTCAAGTAAGAACTCCAAGTGAGCAAATGCACAGAGCGGTTAGAGAAATTCGTAGAAAAATAGATGAAATCAACAAATTAGTTGATTACACAGAAAAAATGAAATCTGAAATGAAATCAGATGTTAATGAAGTTCGTTATTTGAATAGAACTAAAGAAGCATTATCAAAAATTTCAGCTAAGGTACAAGAAACAAACAATAAAATTAAACGTTTAGTTCAATAATGGCAAAGGTAAAAGCAGCAGGTAGCAGCCAAAAATTAACATTTGGCAAACGCAAAACAGGTAGCGCACAAAAATCGTATAACAAACACACTCCTCGCCCTAAGACATATCGTGGGCAAGGTCGCTAATATTTATATACATGACAACGAAAGAACTTTATATTAAACACAAATCTGGTGACATTAGCAACCAGAAATTTCTATACGAAGTAAGACGTGATTCCAAGTTACCTTGGATTACTAACATGACTTCATACGAAGACGCAGTTAAAATCCTTAAAAATAAGGGTATCATCAACGAAGCCGATGGTAAAAAATATGGCGATGTTGAAGTAATATCTAAGACTATTGATATGGTAAATCCATATGAATACTCTAAGGGTATGAATTACGAATTAGATATGGCTGACAATGCTGTTAGAACAGATTTGACTGAAGATGAAGTATTAGCTGCTCAAAAGATAGTATTAAAAAATATTACTAAAGATTCTAACTATTATACTAAATTATATGCTGGTTTAAATCCAACAGCTGATACTGAAGGATATGTTGAAATTAACATTGCCGGAAAGAATTTAGAAAAAGGTATTAAAGCCGATATGGAAGGTAGAAAGGCAGATGGTTACATTAAGAAAGAATTAAAAAAAGACGCTAAATCAAATGTTAAAGATGATTTAGGTAAAAAAGAAGCTGGTACTAAAAAACCAAAAGGTGTTAGCGAATTTAAAGCTAAAGGTGTAACCGGTTCAATTAAAGTTGTTAAAGAAGGTATTGAAGAAATTTTACGCGAAAAGTTAGCTCAAAAAAAAGCAAACGAAGCTAAAGTAGAACTTACTTCTAAAGAAAAACAAATAGTTGATGATATATTAAGTGAATTAAAAGAAGGTGTTGACTTCAAAAGTATTATTTCTAAAATTAAAGATTATGCTAATGAAGGAGTATTAACCCCTGCAATAATAACTGCAGTAATTGCTTTATCATCACTTACTCCTCCTCAAATTGAAATAATTAAAAACGTAGCAAAAGTTGCTTTTGCTGGGTTTGGTGGTGGTAGTTCAGGTGGTGGAGGTGCCAGTGGGGTATGGGAGGCTAAAGTAGACGAACACCACAACGATCCTGATTTTCCAGTAGTAAAAGGCTTGTATGAGTTATTAGACGCAATCGTTGCTGATTGGGGTAAGGAAGACTTATACCAAGTAGTAGAAGATATAATTGTTGCTTATACAGAACCGGATGATACTATGATATCTAAAAAAGCTATCAATGTAATTAAAGACGTTCTTGAAAATTATGATGTGCTAGAAGATTATGCTGACTTAGTAAATAAAATAGCAGTTAAAGAACCAGGACAATCCCCTACGGCAATAGATAGAATGTATAATTCAGACGCTTTTGTGCAGGCTCAAAGAGATATGAACGAAAGTTCCCCTAAAAAAAGTGCTATCCAAAAAATGAAAGAAGCATTAAAAACAGCTCTTAAAACAGAAAAACTTGATCCTGCTGCTTTAAAAACAGCAGTAGAGAAAGGTACTGCACTTAATATTTCAAAATCAAACGCTTCAGATATATCTGCTGCTAAAAGCGCGAAAGCAAATTTCACTACTTATGAGTAAACAATTACTTATAGAATATATGTCGTTTAAACCGTCTCCTCAAGTATTGAGTGAGGCGATTAAGCGTCCTTCCAAGAATTTAATTGTTGAAGGATTAGTACAACGTGCAGAGGCAAAAAACCAAAACGGTCGTGTTTATCCTAAACAGGTTTTACTTCGTGAAGTAGACAAATATATTAAAGGACCTATCGCTGAAAATAGAGCATTAGGTGAATTAGATCACCCTGAATCATCCGTTATTAATTTAAAAAACGCTTGCCATAATATCTTAGATTTATGGTGGGACGGAGATGATTTAGTAGGTAAAATTGAAGTATTACCTACTCCAAGTGGTAATATCTTAAAATCATTATTCTTAAATAATATTACTGTTGGCATTTCTTCTCGTGGTATGGGTTCAGTACAACCATTAGGAGAAGGTACAGTTGAAGTACAAGATGACTTCGAATTATTATGTTGGGATTTCGTTTCTACACCATCAACTTACGGTGCGTTTATGAAGCCAGTTGGCTTAACTGAAGGCATGATTAGTGAAGGTATAAATTATAAAAATAAAAACCAAAACAAATACGACAATGCAAATTCATTATTATATGAAATCATTTGCACTCAAACAGGTATTTGTTGCTTAAGATAATATGGCAAAGTATAAATTAAAAAACTTCATAAGCGAAGACGTAAATCCACTTAAGATCAGTAATAGACTATTTGATCATACAGCAACTACTGCTAACATAGGTAGTACCGGTGAAGAACTTCATTTCAACATAATTGAAATTACTCCCGAAACTTTTACTATTGAATATAGAATTACTTCTAATTCCCCAAATAGACCTATAGGTGCTTCTAGAAATTATAGAAGTGAACCAAAAGAAGGAGTAACAGATATCAAAAAAGATTTCCAAAATCCAAAGAATATTCAAGTACGAGGTACTAATTTCACAGTTCAATCAGGTGAATTTATGGACCAAGTTTATGGTGATGCTGCTAGTGTAGCAGAAGGTGAATTTAAATTTAGACCAACTGAAACAGACGCCCCAGGTATGCAAGCAAGACCTGATGGATATTTAAAAGAAAAAACAGAAGTTGATGAATCTATTGATTTCCATCACATGATGAAAGTAAGAGCAGGAATTATTAAGTAACTTAAAACGCTACTTATTAGTAAATAGATCCAGCCCCGTAAGGCTGGGTCATTTTTTTAGAGCCCTGTGCGGTTTCCATCCTCTATATATATTTATGACTATCAAGATAGATTATCATCTAATATAATCTCCCTCTCAAATACAATCCCTATATTACTTCTCTAATAAGTAATCCCGAAAAAAAAAGGAGTCCCAAAATGACAAACAAACAATTTTTTCAAGAAGCTCTTCTTGAGGCTAAAGCTATCCGTGAGACAGCACTAGCATCAGCTAAAGCATCTTTGGAAGAAGCTTTTACTCCAAGAATCAAATCAATGATTGACGCTAAATTATCTTTAATGGAAGATGATGCATCAGACGACAATGAAATTGATGAAACTAAAGAAATGGATGAAGCAAAAGCCAAAGCTGAAGAAGCTAAAAAAGTAGAAGAGAAAAAAGACATGGAAGAAGCTAAAGACATGGACGAAGCAAAAGTCGATGAGACCAAGGACATGGAAGAAGGCGCTGACATGGATGAAAATGCCGAATTGGACGAAATGGAATTAGACGAAATCTTAGCAGAACTTGAAAGAGCAGATGCTAATGAAGGCGTTGCTCCAGCTGGTGTTCCAGTTAATCCTTTAAATCTTGAAGCTAAAAAAGTTGACGAAAAGAAAGAAGTTGACGAAGCTAAAGAAGATGTTAAAGAAGGCGAAGCCGCTTATGAGTACGAAAAAGGAAAACAAGCAGGTGAAAAGTTAGGCGAAGGCGAAGAAGGCGATGAGGAAATGACTGAATTAACAGTTGACGAACTTAAAGATCTTATCCGCGACGTATTAGCTGACGTTTTAGGTAGCGAAGGTGCTGCTGAAGACGATTTAGAAGCTGACGTAGATGTTGACGCTGATGGCGCTGACGTTGAAGTAAGCGACGACGAAACAGTTTCTGATGACATGGAACTTGAAACTATTTTACGTGAACTTGACAAAAAAGTTGAAGGTAAAGTAGATGAAAAGAAAGATGTTGAGGAAGCTAAGAAAAAGGTTGATGAAAAGAAAGTTGAAGAAAAGAAAGACGTAGAAGAAGCGAAGAAAGAAGTTGAAGAAGCTAAAAAAGAAGTTGATGAAGCCGTTAAGGTTATCAAAGCTTTGAAAAACGAGCTTAACGAAGTAAACTTATTAAACGCTAAATTACTTTATGTTAACAAGATCTTCAAATCTAAGTCATTAACTGAATCACAAAAAGTAAAGGTAATTAACGCCTTTGACAGAGCAGAATCTGTAAAAGAAGTTAAGAACACTTACGAAACATTGAAAGAATCTTTCAATGGTACTTCTCAAAAGAGTACAATTAAAGAATCAGTTGGTTTTGCATCTAAAACCGTATTAGGTAATTCTACAACATCTGCTCCAATTGTTGAAACAGATTCATTTGTAGCTAGAATGCAAAGATTAGCTGGTATCAAGTAAACCAAATTTTAAAATTAAATTTTTTAACAAAATGTCAAACGTAATTAATCAATTACTAGAATCTGCAAACCCATGGCAGAGTATGCAATCAGACGCACAGCGTCTTAGCAAAAAATGGGGAAAATCAGGTTTGTTAGAAGGCATTAGAACTGACGTTGAAAAAAACAACATGTCAGTTTTATTAGAGAACCAAGCTAAGCAATTAGTTGTTGAGCAATCACAAACTGGTCCTTCTTCTGCAACTTTCACTCCAGGTACTGGTGCTCAGTACGCTGCAGTAGCTTTACCTTTAGTGCGTAAAGTATTCGGTCAAATCGCTGCTAAAGAATTCGTTTCTGTACAGCCAATGTCTTTACCTGCTGGTTTAGTATTCTTCTTGGATTTCCAATATGGTACTAATGGTAAGGTAAATTTCGTTAACGGTCAATCATTATATGGTTCGTCTTCAGCTAACTTCGGTAACGCTGCTTCAGGTGGTCTTTATGGTGCTGGTCGTTTCGGTTACTCAACAAACCAGTTCTCATCTTCAGTTATCTCTCAATCAGTAACTGTAGGTTCAGCTTCATGGGCTCAAACAAACTGGGATGGTCAATACTCAGCTTCATTAGATGGTTCTGGTAACGTATTAGGCTTAGTTGCTATTACAATCGCTACTTCATCTATCAGCACAGTATTAGATACAAACGGTGTTCGTGCTTTCTTCGCTGTTAACACAGCTATCGATGCAAACGATATCCAACCTGCTTACACTTCATTAGTTAACAACGGTGGTTCTATCACATGGATCGGTGTTGGTGCTCCAGGTCAAAACGTTACAGATTGGACAGTTTACTATAACAAGTTAACTAACTTCCAAACTGCTGGTGATTTTGAAGATGGTAACCCTTACGCTGTACCGAATGATATCTCTTCTTCAGTAATCGCGATCCCTCAGATCAACGTTCAAATGAGAAGTGAGACTATCAGTGCGAAAACTAAAAAGTTAAAAGCACAATGGACTCCAGAATTTGCTCAAGACTTAAACGCTTACCAATCAATTGATGCAGAAGCTGAATTAACTTCTATGTTATCAGAGTACATCTCTTTAGAGATTGACTTAGAAATCTTAGATATGTTAATTGTTAACGCTCCTACAGTTGAATATTGGTCAGCTAAAGTTGGTGCGCAAATCGCTGCTCCAGGTACTTCATATAGCAACTACTCAGAAGGTAACACTGCTGGTTTGTTCTATACTCAAATGAGTTGGTTCCAAACAATTGGTATCAAATTACAAAAAGTTTCTAACATCATTCACCAACGTACTTTACGTGGTGGTGCTAATTTCATGGTAGTTTCTCCTGCTGTAGCTACAATTTTGGAATCAATCCCAGGATTCGCAGCTGATACAGATGGCGATGCAGCTAAAATGGAATATGCTTTCGGTGTACAAAAAGTAGGTGCTTTAAATAGCCGTTACAAAGTATACAAGAATCCATACATGTTAGAAAACGTAATCTTAATGGGCTTCAAAGGTTCTCAGTTCTTAGAAACTGGTGCTGTTTATGCTCCTTATATTCCATTGATCATGACACCGTTAGTGTACGATCCAGAAACCTTCACTCCAAGAAAAGGTATCATGACTCGTTACGCTAAGAAAATGGTTCGTCCTGAATTCTATGGTAAAGTGTACGTGAACGACTTAAACATTATCTAATCTTAGATAATTAAGAGTGAATAAAAAAGGGCCCGGCTTTTTAGCCGGGCTTTTTTTGTCTATATGGATATATAGAGTATTTGTTGTTTGTTATTATGTAATATGTATTGCCGTACACAATATCGCGATTAAGTTATACTTTAACCTTAAAAAACATTTTAACAAATGGAAGTATTAGCATTTTTAGTACACTTACCTTTTTGGTTCGGTGTATTAGTAGGATTTTTCGCAGCACCTACAATCAACAAATTAGTTGCTAAGTTTAAAAAACCAAAATAAAAAAGAAGCCCCCATTTTGGGGGCTTTTTAATTTCATATTTATATAAAACGTTACAAATGAGTTCAAGCGGTACAAGTGGTTTTGCTCAAAAGCGCAAACCAAAAAATCCAATCAAGTTTCAAGTTTCTCTAAATGAAGAACAAAAACAAGCTAAGTCAACAATTTTAGAAAATAAAATTACTGTTTTAAGAGGACAAGCCGGTAGTGGTAAATCAATGCTTGCTGCACAAGCAGCTTTAGATCTTCTTTTTAAACACGAAGTAGAAAAAGTAATATTAACTCGACCCGCAGTAACATCAGGCGAGGAAATCGGCTTTTTACCGGGTGATAAAGATGCTAAATTAGCTCCTTACACGGCTGCTATATATGATAACATGTATCGTTTATATAACAAAGAAAAAATTGATAATGAAATCATGAATGGTAAAATTGAAGTTATTCCTTTAGCATTCATGAGAGGTAGAAACTTATCTAATTGCTGTGTTGTAGTAGATGAGGGACAAAATATAACTCATAGACAAATGGAATTACTTTTAGGTCGTATTTGTGAAGGATCAAGAATGATAATTTGTGGCGATTCAGCTCAAATTGACCTTAAAGAGAAAAAAATGTCTGGTTTCAATTTTATATGTAATAACTTAACTAAAATCTCTGGATTCAGTGTAGTAACATTAAAAACTAATCACCGCGATCCGATAGTTGAAGACATAATTAAAATATATACAGACCACAGGGATTAATATATTTATATGAGTAAAATTGTATAAATGGCAACAACCCCAATATGGACCGGTACTAGCTCGTTTGCTCCAGGTCAAACACCATTCGGTTTTTATGATAATGATACACAGTTTCAGACTGATGCTAATAAAGTATCAGTATTCTGTGCTAATCGTATGGGTTATCCTTTAGTTGATATTGAACTTCAATCAGGCTCATTTTTCACAGCATTTGAAGAAGCAGTTACCACTTATGGTAACGAAATGTACTTATGGCAAATTAGAAATAACTTTCTAACATTTGAAGGTAATACAACAGGTTCAGCCAACTATCAAACTCCCGGATTTAATTATAATAATTCTGTTATTACTCCTAACTTAGGTAACCTAGTTAGATTAGCTGAAGATTATGCTTCAGAAGCAGGTGTAGGTGGTTATACAACTTACTATTCAGGTGCTATCATGTTAACAGCATCTCTCCAAACATACGATATGAATGCTTGGGCTGCTTTATCAGCAAGTTTAATACCTGGAGATTCAATCGAAATTAAACAAATTTTCTACGAAGCATTACCTGAATCACTTTATTCAGTTTATGGTTTTGATAACTACTATCCTCAATTAGGAGGTTCTGCTGGTTTAGCCTCACCAGGTTTATTTGGTGGTGCTGGATATGGTGCTTATGGTGGTTTAGGAAATATGGCTACAATTTATCCTGTATATTGGGATTTAGAAAGAATTAATGAATTAAAGGCAAGTAACCAAGTTAGAAGAGTAGGATTTAGTTTTGAGTTAATTAATAATCAACTTAGAATTTTCCCTGTTCCTACAGTTAACTATCCTTTATATTTTAAATATATTAAACGTTCGGAAAGAGCAAATCCAGTAGCATCACCATATTCGGGTTCTAATTTGATAGCAGATATGAGTAAGGTTCCTTATAACAACCCAACTTATAGCTTTATTAATGCTCCTGGTAGATATTGGATTTTTGAATATACTTTAGCTATTGCAAAGGAACTTTTAGGATATGTAAGAGGTAAGTATGGCACAGTACCTATTCCAGGTGCTGAAGTTACCTTAAACCAAGATACTTTAATAACCGCAGCAACAGCAGAAAAAACAGCTTTAATTGAAAAACTAAGAGGTGATTTAGAAGAAGTGAGTAGGCAAAAACAATTAGAGAGAAAAGCAGCTGAGACAACAGCAATGAAATCAACATTAAACGAAGTACCTTTACCAATTTATATCGGATAGACTATGGCAATGTTCGGCAGACAGAGAGATGTTCAATTATTTAATAGTGTCAATCAAGAATTGATACATGATATTATTGAACAACTTGTTGGATACTATAAAGTAATATTAGGCCAAACACCCGCTAACATTTATGGTGAAGCAGGAAATAAAACCTATATGGGTCCTGTTTTATTACCTTGTTTATTAGTCAGAGGTGGTACTACATCTGAAACAGATAATTTTGGTCCTGATACATTCCGTGAACTTGAAGTTAGACTTTGGAGAGATGATTGTATTAGTGCTAATGTAGTCCCAGAAATTGGTGATATTATACTTTGGAATAACTTATATTTTGAAGTAGACAATGTAAATGAAAACCAATTAGTAGTAGGTAAAGATCCAAGCTATCCTTATAGCAATGATGTAGTTGATTTTGGCGACAGCTTATCATTCATCTTAACTTGCCATATGACACGCCCAGAAATACCAGGCATAGAACAAACACGATTATAATGATAAAACTTAGTAATTTTTTAAACGAAAGAGAAGTAGGAGAAACAGAAATTGATTCTAAAACAGGCATAAAAACTACTTTAACTAATATCGACCCAGAAACAGACAAGTATTCTTGGGATGTATCATATGAAGTTGACCCCCAGTTTTTATATAATAAATTAAATGATTTAGTAATATATCTTAAAAAAGCAGAAGAGGGATCTGAATTAGCTAAATTTAGAGATATACTTAAAAATTTAAAAAATAAAACTGCTAGAGTAATAAACCAAAAGAAATAATGGAGTTTAAACCAACACCATATACTAAACAACAATTTCTAAGTAAGTTAGTTATACCAACTGACCCACACATTGGAAACCCAAATCAGGTTGAAACTGAATTAAAACCAGGACAACCTGAGTTCAATCGTGCTTACCAAACATCATATAAAGATGAAACAAAGGTAAAACCGATTTCTATTGGTTTGCAAGATATAGATGAAACTATCTCATATTATTTTTCAAATGTAATTAAACCTACAGCTACACAAAATAATAGACAAATTCCTGTTCCAATAATTTATGGTTCTCCAGAAAAATGGAAAGCAGTACAAGCTGATGGTTATTATAGAGACGGTCAAGAAAAAATAATGGCACCTTTAATTATGTTCCAAAGAGAATCTATTACTAAAGATAGATCAATTGGTAACAAATTAGATGGTAATAAAGTAAGAAATTTTCAATACTTTGAATTACCATACACTTCAAGAAATTACTATGATAATTTCAAGGTTTTACAAAATCAAAAGAAACAAAAAGAATTCATATTAGGAATTATTCCTGATTATCTTATTATAACATACAAAGTTATTGTTTGGACAGATTTTATTGAAGACCAAATGAATACAGTTATAGAAGCATTTGAATTTGCTTCGGATTCATATTGGGGTGACCCAGAAAGATTTATGTTTAGAGCAAGAATCGATGAATTTCCAACAGTTACAACAGTAAGTAATAATGCAGATAGAGCAAACAAAAGCGAATTTAACATTAAAGTTAACGCTTACATTATTCCATCAGGTATTAACGCAGCTCAGGCGGGTCCTAACCCATTAGCGTATAATATTACCAAAACTTATTTCAAAGAAAGAACATCTTAGTAAGTTCCATTTAGGGTTCGTCATATTTATTATAGAATAATTCTAAACGAAATTTACACATGCCGTCATTCATAAGTACAAACGGGATACAAAGTGGTAGCTTAATTGAAGCTTCACAAGTATTAAACATCATTAACGCACTTAATGGTGTAACCTCATCAAATGTTCAAATAGGTGGTGCCCTTATATTATCATCTTCAGCTGATCTTGTATTACAACCAGGTGCGCTTACTCAAAACAATGTTGCTCCAACAACTTTAACCTACGATACAGGTTCAGGTTTAGTATACTATAGTACAGTTACTCCAGGTGCTTCAGGTACTTCAGGTACTTCAGGTACTTCTGGTGGTGCCGGTGCTTCTGGTTCATCGGGTACATCAGGTACTTCAGGTGGAACTGGTTCATCAGGTACAAGTGGTACTTCTGGTACTAATGGTTCTTCAGGAACTTCAGGTGGTAGTGGTTCAAGCGGTACATCAGGTACTTCAGGTGGAACTGGTTCAAGCGGTACATCAGGTACTTCAGGAACTAATGGTTCAAGTGGTACTTCAGGTATAAACGGTACAGCAGGTACTTCAGGTACAAGTGGTATAAATGGTACATCACCTTCTTATGCTACTACTTCTACTATGGTAGTTAACTTATCATCAGTAGTAGTAGGTAATACTTTTACTCTTACAAATTTAGCAACAACAAATTTAGCATACACAGTAGGTACAGCAATAGCTGTAGCTTATGATGTAAATAATTTCTTTGAAGGCCACGTTAGCGCATATGCTGGCGGAGCTCAGATTTCAATATATGTTGATGAAGTAACAGGCTCAGGAAGTTTTGCCACATGGAACGTAAATTTAACAGGTAACGCTGGTACTTCAGGTTCTTCAGGAACATCAGGTTCAAATGGCACTTCAGGTTCTTCAGGTACAAACGGTACTTCAGGAACTTCAGGTACAAACGGTACAAACGGTACTTCAGGAAGTAATGGTACAAATGGTACAAGTGGTTCTTCAGGTACAAGTGGTATAAATGGTACAAGTGGTTCTTCAGGAACTTCAGGTACAAACGGAACTTCAGGTTCAAGTGGAACTTCTGGTTCTTCAGGTAGTTCAGGTTCAAGTGGTACATCAGGAAATGGTACTTCAGGTTCATCTGGTACAAGCGGTGTAGCTGGTACTTCAGGTTCATCTGGTACATCAGGTATAAATGGTACAAGTGGTTCTTCAGGAACTTCAGGTGCTAATGGTGCAAATGGCTCTTCAGGCACATCAGGATCTTCAGGCACATCAGGATCTTCAGGTTCATCAGGTACTTCAGGAAATGGTACTTCAGGATCAAGTGGTACAAGTGGTATAGCTGGTACTTCAGGTTCATCAGGTACTTCAGGTGCTACAGGTGCTGCTGGTTCAAGTGGAACTTCAGGTTCATCAGGTACTTCAGGTGCTACCGGTGCTTCTGGTTCAAGTGGAACTTCAGGTTCTTCAGGAACTTCAGGCATAGGCACAAATGGTTCATCAGGTACATCAGGCACTTCAGGTGCCGGTGCTGCTGGTGCTCCTCAAATGTATCAAGTAGAAATTTTATTTAGTGGTGGTGCTATTGATACTGCAACAAATAATGGTATTGGTACTGTATTAGGACCTAATGGTGAAAACCAAGCAACTTTAGTAGCTGCGGGTTGGGTATTTACTTGCCCAACAACTTCAAGAATTACTATTACAAGACCTTCAGGTAAAAGAGTTCAACCTCTAACTGCTATATTAACTAATGGCCAAACATCATCAGGTGGTGCTCAGGTAGTTACAAAAGCACCTAATGGTATTTCATCAGCTGCTTACTCAGCAATTCAAACATATTCAGGTGGTGCATTTACTACCTTAGATATATACGCATTAACTAATGCAAATACAGGGGTAGCAGCCGCAGGTACTGCATCTTGTTGGGTTACTTTTGGTTTAATAAGTTAAAAATTTTTAATATAAAAATAAAATGGCAGTACAGACTCCCGACATTTCGATAATAGGTAAAATCCCCTTTGGTGGATTTAGTGTATCACAATCTTTCAGTTCTGGAAGTAGTGATTACAATGGTACACCTTATGTATTTGAATGTACTTTTGAAATAGTACAACAAGCAGGAGCTTCACCATATCCTGCATCCAACCCAGATGTATATAATGCTTATTCAATTAATCCTGGATTTAAATTTGCTCTTCCCTCAGGAAAAGTATATGATGTAGTAACAGTTAATACAACAACTACTACAGCAGCAACTATAGGATTAAGAGATACAGATTTAAATATATTTGTTAACTCACAATTAGATCCACCAGATAACCTTCCCAATGAAGAACAATATGGTGTTTTCTTTCCTATAGTAAGTGGTTCAGCGCAATTATCAAATTTACAACAACAAGTTGCTAACTTTTCTCTTGCCTCTTATTGGGTTTCAGATTTAATAGGAGCTCAAATTACTAACATTGCTGAAAATGGTGGAGGAAGCGGAAGTGGCTCATCAGGTACATCAGGTACTTCAGGAGCTAACGGCTCTTCAGGTACATCAGGTTCTAGTGGTACTTCAGGTGCTACTGGTTCTCCGGGTGCTGCCGGTTCATCAGGTACATCTGGTTCTTCAGGAACTACAGGTGCTCCAGGTGCCAATGGTTCAAGCGGTACAAGCGGTACAAGTGGTGTAAATGGTACTTCAGGTACATCAGGCGATTCAGGTACTTCAGGAACTTCAGGTGCTACAGGTGCTGCTGGTTCAAGTGGTACTTCAGGAACTTCAGGTAATTCAGGTACAAGTGGTGCTTCTGGTTCAAGTGGAACTTCAGGTTCTTCAGGAACTTCTGGTACTTCAGGTATAAGTGGAGTTAATGGTACAAGTGGTTCTTCAGGTACTTCAGGTACATCAGGTATAAATGGTACAAATGGTTCTTCAGGTACAAGTGGTATTTCTGGTACTAATGGTTCTTCAGGTACTTCTGGTTCATCAGGTTCAAGTGGAACTTCAGGTTCATCTGGTTCATCAGGTTCAAGTGGTACTTCAGGTTCTTCAGGCACTTCAGGATCTTCAGGTGCTGATGGTACATCAGGTACTTCAGGAGCTAATGGTGACAAATATAGATCAGACGCTACAGGTTCTTATACAATATCGGATCAGTATGGTGTTATATTTGCATCAGCTTCATTAGCATACTCTCCAGTTCAATCAATTATCGTATTAGCTTCAGGTTCAACAACAAATTATGTTGAAGCTCAAGTTACAAATTATAACGCAGGAAATGGTGAATTATCATTTACTGCAATTAACCATTATGGTTCAGGAACATTTGTTAACTGGTCAGTTAACTTAGATGGTGCCTCTGGTGGTGATGGCTCTTCAGGTACAAGTGGTACTTCAGGCGCTAATGGTTCATCAGGTACATCAGGTATAAACGGTACAAATGGTTCTTCAGGAACTTCAGGAACAAATGGTACTTCTGGTACTAATGGTTCATCAGGTACTTCAGGTGTAGGCACAGATGGTTCATCAGGTACTTCAGGTACTTCAGGTGCAAACGGTACTTCAGGTTCTTCAGGTACTTCAGGTGCTGCTGGTGCAAATGGTTCAAGTGGTACAAGTGGTATTGGATTTAGATGGGAAAGTATTTGGAGTTCAAGCACAACATATACTGGATACGATGTAGTTTACTATCAAGGTAGCTCATATGTTTCAATAGATAATGTTAACCTGAATCATCAACCAGATTCAAGCCCAGCATATTGGGAATTAATGACAGCAGCTGGTTCTTCAGGAACTTCAGGTGCTAACGGTGCAAATGGCTCTTCAGGTACGTCAGGATCTTCTGGTACATCAGGTACTTCAGGAAATGGTACATCAGGTTCATCAGGTACAAGTGGTTCATCAGGTACTTCAGGTGTAGGTGTAGATGGCTCTTCAGGTACTTCAGGTACTTCAGGAGTATCAGGCACAAATGGTACAAGTGGTGCAAACGGAACAAACGGTACTTCTGGTACTAATGGTTCATCCGGAACATCTGGTAATTCAGGTGCTGATGGTTCTTCAGGTAGTTCAGGTAGTTCAGGTACTTCAGGATCTTCAGGATCTTCAGGTTCATCTGGTAGCTCAGGTTCATCAGGTACTTCAGGATCTTCAGGAACTTCAGGTGCTTCTGGTTCTTCAGGTACATCTGGTAGTTCAGGACAAAGTGGTACTGATGGTTCATCAGGTACAAGTGGCGAAAGTGGTTCATCAGGTACAAGTGGAGAAAGCGGTAGCTCAGGTACATCAGGTGTAAGTGGTTCTTCAGGTACATCAGGATCTTCTGGTACATCAGGTTCATCTGGTACTTCTGGTTCAAGCGGTACTTCTGGTACTAATGGTTCTTCAGGAACTTCAGGTACAAACGGATCTTCAGGAACTTCGGGCACAGCTGGTTCTTCAGGAACTTCAGGCGAATCAGGTTCATCAGGTTCTTCTGGTTCATCAGGTTCATCTGGTACAAGTGGCGAAAGCGGCTCATCAGGTTCATCTGGTTCTTCAGGTGAAAGTGGATCTTCAGGAACAAGCGGTTCTTCAGGAACTAGTGGTTCATCAGGCGTAAGTGGATCTTCAGGAACAAGCGGTTCATCAGGTACAAGTGGAGAAAGCGGTTCATCAGGTACATCAGGTGCAAGTGGTGATTTATATAGATCAGCAGCTACAGGTTCGTTTACGATAGCTAGTTCTAATGGTACTATATTCGCATCATCTTCATTAGCTTACTCACCAGTACAATCAATTATTATAGTAGCTTCTGGTTCAATAGTAAATTATGTTGAAGCAGAAGTTGTAACATACAACACCGGAACGGGTGAATTATCATTTATTGTAATTAATCGTTTCGGTTCAGGAACATTTACCGATTGGAATATCAACTTAGATGGTGCTTCAGGAGGTAATGGTTCATCAGGTACTTCAGGTTCATCAGGTACTTCTGGTGCTAATGGCTCTTCAGGCACATCAGGATCTTCAGGTGCCGATGGTTCATCTGGTACTTCAGGTATAGATGGAACAAGTGGATCTTCAGGTACTTCTGGTTCATCAGGTTCATCTGGTTCTTCAGGAACTTCAGGTAACTCAGGTTCATCAGGTTCATCTGGTAGCTCAGGCTCATCAGGAACTTCAGGTGAATCAGGATCAAGCGGTTCAAGTGGTACAAGTGGTACTTCAGGTACAAATGGTTCAAGCGGTACTTCAGGTACATCAGGTTCATCAGGCACAAGCGGTACTTCAGGTATCAGTGGTGTAAACGGAACTAATGGTTCTTCAGGCACTTCAGGTACAAGCGGAGTAGGAACAGATGGTTCAAGTGGTACTTCAGGATCTTCAGGTACATCAGGTATAAATGGTACTTCTGGTTCTTCAGGTACATCAGGCTCATCAGGTGTAAGTGGAACAGATGGTTCAAGCGGTACTTCAGGTTTAAATGGTACTTCAGGATCTTCAGGATCTTCAGGTTCATCAGGTTCATCAGGAACATCTGGTGTTTCAGGCTCATCAGGTTCATCTGGTAGCTCAGGTTCATCAGGAACTAGTGGAGTAAGTGGTAGTTCAGGTACATCAGGTTCTAATGGTACTGATGGTTCTTCAGGAACTTCAGGAACTAATGGTACAGATGGTAGTTCTGGTACTTCAGGAAGCTCAGGTACATCTGGTTCATCAGGTACTTCAGGTTCATCAGGAACTAGTGGAGTAAGTGGTAGTTCAGGTACATCGGGTATAGATGGCTCATCAGGTACTTCAGGTTCAAGCGGAACTAGTGGTTCAAGTGGTTCTTCAGGAACAAGTGGTAGTTCAGGAACATCTGGTTCAAGCGGTAGTTCAGGAACTTCTGGTTCATCAGGAACTTCTGGCTCAAGTGGAACATCTGGTTCTAACGGAACAGATGGTAGTTCAGGAACAAGTGGTAGTAATGGTACAGACGGTTCTTCAGGAACATCAGGAACATCTGGTAGTTCAGGAACAAGTGGTAGTTCAGGAACATCTGGTTCATCAGGAACATCTGGTTCATCAGGAACTTCAGGCGCAAATGGTGATTTATATAGAACAACATCAAGTACTTCATTTACTTTAGGTAATGCTGGAACAATAACAGTAGGAACAGGTTTAGCTTATTCAGTAGCTCAATCTATAATCATAGCTTATGATGCTAATAATTACCAAGAATGTGAAGTCATTTCTTATAACCCAGGAACAGGCGCAATACAATTTGCTGCTCCAACTAGAACAGTAGGTTCAGGAACACAAAGTTCATGGAACGTTAACTTAGATGGTGCTTCAGGTGGTGATGGTAGTTCAGGTACAAGCGGTAGCTCAGGTACATCAGGTATAGATGGTTCTTCAGGAACTTCAGGATCAAGCGGTACTTCAGGTACATCAGGTTCAAGTGGAACTTCAGGTTCTTCAGGAACTTCAGGATCAAGCGGTACTTCAGGTTCATCTGGTTCAAGCGGAACATCAGGTTCATCTGGTTCAAGTGGAACTTCAGGTTCATCAGGTACATCGGGTATAGATGGCTCATCAGGTACTTCAGGTTCAAGCGGAACTAGTGGTTCAAGTGGTTCGTCAGGAACTTCAGGATCAAGTGGTTCATCAGGAACGTCAGGTTCAAGCGGAACATCAGGCTCATCTGGTTCAAGTGGAACTTCAGGTGTTGATGGTTCTTCAGGAACGTCAGGTTCAAGTGGAACATCAGGTTCATCTGGTTCAAGTGGAACTAGTGGAACAAGTGGTTCTTCAGGAACAAGTGGATCAAGTGGTACCTCAGGAACATCAGGTTCAAGTGGTACATCAGGATCATCAGGAAGTTCAGGTTCATCAGGTTCATCAGGTACTTCAGGTTCATCTGGTAGCTCAGGTTCAAGCGGATCTTCAGGTACATCAGGCTCAAGCGGTACTTCAGGTTCAAGTGGTTCTTCAGGATCAAGTGGCTCAAGCGGTACATCAGGATCAAGTGGTACTTCAGTACAATTAGTAGCAACTAATAGTCAAGTATTATACGCAAGTGGTTCAGGTACATTGGTAGCAACAGGTTCAACAGGATTAACGTTTGACCCAAGTACAGGTGGTGGTACATTAACTGTAGGAACGTTAAATGGTACTGTTAAAAACTTTAGAATACCACACCAAACATTAGAAGGATTCGATTTAGTATATTCATCTCTTGAAGGTCCAGAAATTGGAGTATATGTAAGAGGTAAGATTGAATTAGACAATACTATCGAATTACCAGAACATTGGACATGGTTAGTAGACGAAGAAACAATTTCAGTTCAATTAACACCAATTTCAAGCCCAGTTGCTCACTATGTAATTGAAGTTAAAGACAATAAAGTAGTGATTAACAGTGAATCAGGAATAGTAAATTGTTACTATACGATTTATGGTGAACGAAAGGATGTTAATAAGTTAATAATAGAACCGAAACGTAGTTCATTATAAAAAATTAAAACCCCTCCCTAAAAAGAGGGGTTTTTTATTCCAAAATTTTTACGTATATTTATATCAAATATAGTTTATATGATCAAACAATACAAAACATCCGCTTTTTCTATTCAACATGAAGAAGAACAAAAACAAATAGCTATTGCTGACGAAGCAAAACAATTAGAAGAAACTAAAAAAATAGAAGAACCAAAAAAAGAACAACCTAAACAAGTTGAAAAAAAAGAACAACCTAAGGAAGAACAACCTAAGTTTGTTAACAAATTATAATTAGTTACACATAAATCAGTTTTAATGAAAATATTGGCATCAACCAGTTTTATCGGGACAACGGGCTACGCAAATCATTCAAAGTCATTTTTTACAGAATTAGATAAGTTAACACCAGTAAAAATTAGAAATTTTACTATTGGTGAGTCATGGAATGGACATAACAAAACTCCTCATGATGGAGAACCTTATATAACAGACCAAATGAAGAAAATGTTAACTCTTCAAACATTATGGTCTGGTGAAGGTGATAATAAGAAAAGGGAAGATTTCCCAATGTATGACTATGAACCGGGTAAAATATTTGATATTAATATTGTTTTAAATGAAACAGACCATTTCTATTTCTATGATAGTTATGGTAATTATAAAATAGCATACAACGTTTGGGAATCAACATTACAACCTGAAAATTATTTTAATCGTTTAAAAAACTATTATCACGAACTTTGGGTTCCATCTGAATGGCAAAAAGATGTAACCATTAAACAAGGATTTCCTGAAGATAAAATATTTGTAATCCCTGAAGGTGTGGATGTTGATACATTTAAACCACTTGAAAACCCACAATATCCTGATAAATTCAGGTTTATGATTTTTGGTAGATGGGATTATAGAAAGTACATTAAAGAATGTATAGAAGCGTGGTTAAAGGCGTTCCCACGAAACAAATATAAGGACGTTGAGTTACTTTTATCTGTTGAAAACCCATTTAGCGTTGATGGAATGAAATCTACAGCTGAACGTTTACAACGTTATGGATTACAAGATCCTCGCATTAAAATTGTTAAATTTCCCCCACGTCAAGAATATATTAACTACCTTCAAAACGGACACGTATTTTTAAGTTGTGCTCGCAGTGAAGGATGGAATTTGCCTCTTATTGAAGCTATGGCTTGTGGTACTCCAAGCATTTATTCTAATTGTTCTGCTCAACTTGAATTTACTAAAGGTGAAGGTTTAGCAGTAAACATAGTTGGTGAGGAATTAGCATCTAAAGGTGACGGAAAATCATTTAGAAAAATGCCAGGTAGTTATTATAAACCTGATTTTAAACATTTAGTTGAAACTATTAAAGATGCTTATGAAAACTTTGAAAAACATAAACAAGAAGCACTTCAAATAAGTGAACGAGTTAGACGTGATTTTTCATGGGATAAACAAGCAAAATTAGCACACGATAGATTACAAGTAATTTATGGTGAAAACTTTAAAGACGGAAAATATATTAATAAAGTTAAACCTAAAATAGCACATAATTTTATCAATAAAGCTTTTGTTCAAGTAGAAAAATCAGATGAAGATTTAACTGTTGAATTTATTGATAAAAAAGATAATAAAGAAGTATTTAAAACAATATTAAAAGAAGGACATTGGGCTGCTCCTAATAGATCATATTTTACTGATTGGAAAATTGTAGTAAAAGATCCATCCGGGGAAATAGTTTATCAACACGATTACAATTGTGAAGGTAAACGTGTTTATGTAGCACTTGAATCAAAATCTTTAGGCGATACGTTAGCGTGGTTTCCTCAATTAGAAGAATTTAGAAAAAAACATAATTGTAAACTTATTGCTTCAACATTCTGGAATCACTTCTTTGAAGGACAATATCCTGAGATTGAACTCATTAAACCAGGAACACCTGTAAGTGATTTATATGCAATGTATCAAGTAGGGTGGTTTTATGATGATCAAAAAATTAAATTAGATAGTAACCCTGTAGATCCAAAATCACGTCCATTACAAGCAACGGCAAGTGATATATTAGGTTTAGAATATAAAGAAATTGTACCTAAAATCAATAAACCAAACAAACCAAATCGTTATGGTAAAAAGTTTGTTTGTTTTTCTCCACATGCTTCAGCATCCGCTAAGTATTGGCATAACGACACTGGATGGCAAACAGTAATTAACTACATTAAAAATGTATTAGGTTATGAAGTAGTAATGATATCAAAAGAGTTTTATGGTAGCGATTGGGAAACAAGCAAATTGCCTGGAAATAAGCGATTTGAAGGTATTATAGATGCTACTGGCGATTTCCCAATAGAGGAAAGAATGGCAGATTTATTACATTGTGAATTTTATATAGGCGTAGGTAGTGGTTTAAGCTGGTTAGCTTGGGCATTAAACAAACACGTAATTATGATATCAGGCTTTAGTGATACTTGGGCAGAATTTGAAACACAATGTACCCGTATCATTAATAAGGATGTATGTAATTCATGTTTTAACAATTTTAGATTAGACGCCGGAGATTGGAATTGGTGTCCTGCTCATAAAGGTACGCCAAGACAATTCGAATGTACTAAAAAAATACCCGCAACTTGGGTAGTTGATGCTATAAATCAAATAAAATAGGCGAATATTTATTGGGGAATAACCTACAATAAATGGCAAAAAATTTACGAATTATACCAGCTTCTGGTTCAATTTACTTCATACAAGATGGAGTTGCTGAAACAGATGCGATGAAGATGACGCTTAGTAATAGCTCCAACAACGTTAGAATACAAGATGGTACTACAGGTACTACATTCATGTTTTTTGATAAAACAAATTTACGAACTGAAGTTTCATCAAGTTTTGCTATCCCCAATGCTTCATCAAGCCCCGTAGCCGCCCCAGTAGGTGGAATTTATTTTAATACCGCGGATGGTAACATTTATAGAGGTAATGGCTCTTCATGGGCTGCTGCCGCTGGCTCATCAGGTACTTCAGGTGTTAATGGAGCAAAAGGACAAAAAGGTGAAGTAGGCGCTCCTGGCCCTCAAGGTAATAAGGGTAACACAGGCGCTCCTGGTCCTCAAGGTAATAAGGGTAACACAGGCGCTCCTGGTCCTCAAGGTAACAAGGGTAGTACAGGCGCTCCTGGTCCTCAAGGTAATAAAGGCCAAAAAGGTGAAGTAGGTGCTCCTGGTCCTCAAGGTGCTAAAGGTCAAAAAGGAGAAGTAGGTGTAAAGGGGGATACAGGTGCTAAAGGTGATACTGGATCTAAGGGTGATGCTGGTGCTAAAGGTGATGCTGGTGCTAAAGGTCAAAAAGGTGAAGTAGGAGGTAATGGTCCAAAAGGTAATACCGGAGGTCCTGGTCCTAAAGGTAATACTGGTCCAAGTGCAGGTATAACTTCATTTACAAACCCAACAGATAACTATGTACTTACTGCTGTTAACTCTTCAACAATTAATGGTGAAAGTGGATTACAATATGATGGTAGTACATTAACAGTAGCTAGTCAATATAGATTTAGTGGTAATGCCTCAAATCCTGGAAACGCAACAGCAACAATTTACGATCAGGCAAGTGTAGGACCTACAATTTCAGGTCTTAACGTTAGTCTTAGAGCAGGAAATACACCAACTGAAATAGCAAGAGTAGGAGCAGGCGGTATAGATGTTTATGGTTCTGTAGTAGCATCAGGAAACGTTGTTGCCTATTCAAGTTCAGATAAACAATTAAAAGATAATATTACACCACTTACAAACGCTTTAGAAAAAATACTTAAATTAAATGGTGTCAAATGGGATTGGAATAACAAAGCAAATGATTCAACTAAACTTCTTCCTAATACTGGTTTAATTGCTCAGGAGGTACAAGAAGTGTTACCTGAAGTAGTTAAAGAAGGGAATGACGGATATTTAGCTTTAGATTATGAAAAAATGATAGGATTACTAGTCGAAGCAATTAAAGAATTAGCAAATAAATAATTATGTCTTTACCTTCATCAGGTCAAATAACATTAAATGATTTTAGAGCAGAAATGTCTCAATCAAATACTTCTAATTATGGATTTGATGGTGCGTTTTATGGTTTTCAATATCCTGCTTTTTACCCAGCAATACCTTGGTATTCTCCAATCAATGTTCATTCGGATAATGCTGATAACTTTGAAACAAATCAATATTATTGGAACATAGATGCTTGGTATGGTTATAACAACTCTGCCTACTACGAAGCATCAAATACCCCCCGACCTTGTTATTTTAATATACAACCAAACCAAACAACAGCATCATATGCTACAGCAATGATAATAATGCATGTTGGAACTAATGATGGGACTGTCTCCCTTAGAATATCAGGTTCAGCTAATGATTTTTCTTCAGCAGGAATAACTACAGCAAGTATATGGTATGGAAAACCTTGGAGCTCTAATGGTACTGGTAGTGGGTTTAATAATGCCGAGTTAATTTTAATGACTAGTAGTAATCAATTCCAGTATGATGGACTTGATATTTCTCCTTCTTACAATTACACCTATAATGCTTCTTATGGAGAATATTTGTATTGTATAATTCATAATAATCCTCCTCAACCATCAATTGTACCTTGTGGTACTACTATTACTTACACTGGTGGACAAGCATACCCAAGTGTAGGAGCTAAAGTAGTAGGAACAGGTACAGGAACTGTTTCTATAGAATTTGAAGCGTTTAATGTACCTGATAGATTTATACTTTATTGGGGTGATAATCCTGTAATTGATACTGGGTATAGAGGATATGCTGGTGGTTACAATTATGGTCAATATGCAAGAGGTGATTTTAATGCTTCTTTAAGCGGAAGAGTAGATCCTCTTACTGGATTAACATATCCAAATACAAGTATTCCTGATACTGCCCCCGATGGTTATCCTTATGTATCAGATTTTAATAATGGCACTTCATCATTCCAAAAAACTACAAATCAACCTATTACTACAACAACTAATGTTTATGCACCTATGGCGGGTACTGCTTGGAATTACAAAGTAGGTTGCCCCGTTTAAAATTAAATATTATGTCTACACTTCCTATTTATTTTACTGTTAATTATACCCCACCTCAATATAAAATTGATTGGAACTTTACTACTGATGCATATATTTCTGATTTACAAATATTGGTAAATGGTACTCAAGTAGTTTATGCTACTTCAAACAATGCTGGTTTCTTCTTTATTAATCCGGGTGATTATGTTCAGGCCAATACAAATGGTACACCTACATACCCCCTATTAGCAGATGCTTACTTGTATGTTTATGATAGTGTTAATGGTGTACTATATGAAAGTACAAATACTGCTTATTTTGGTGTCTCTAACACATATGGACCTTATTATCCCTCAGGGGATGGTGAAATAACCGCTAACATTCATGAATATTAATTTTTAGTTTATTTATATTCTCATGGAATCATTCATATTTATTGTAGATAAATTCTACACATAAATGGCCAAGAATATACGTATTATTCCCGAATCGGGCTCCATTATTTTGATGCAAACCGGTAAATCGGAAGAGCAATCAGTTCACTTAGAAATTAGTGGATCTGATCCTTCTGGTAGTGTCTCTGTAACAAATAATGCAGGAACCGAAATTTTCAAAATAAACAACCAGTTTGTTTCAAACTCCGTAGTTCAGTTTACTGAAGGTGGTTTAGTATTACAAAATGCTACTACTGCATCAATCACTAGTCCGTATAACGGCCAAATGATTTTTGACAATGTGGATGGTAAAGTATATCATTTCTGGGATGGTATTTGGCTAGATAGATCTGGTACATCTGGTACTTCTGGTACTGCTGGTTCATCAGGTACTTCAGGTACTTCAGGTGCTACCGCCGCAGCGGGTGGTTATACACTATATATGAACTATATAGATGATCTTTCACCTAACGTTGCTTATATTAGTAATCTTGCTTTATCTACAGCTATTGGAACTGCAATCACATCTGCTTCTTCTGTTACCTATAACCCAGCACAAAATACAGATGTTAGTTTATTAAGTTTATCTCCAGATTTAGCACAAGCTCAAACTACTATTACATTTACTACTCCAAACAGTGCTACAGTAGATGTATTAGTAAGTCAATTTGCAATATATAAAAATCAAATTCCTGCAGCATCAAATAATATTCTTCCTCCAGGTATTTGGGAAATGAATATATATGCAAAAGCAGATGGTGCTAACGATAAAGATAATATTGGATTAAGATACTTTTTATTAGGCAGAACTTCAGGTTCAAATTCATGGGTAAATTTAGTTGCTAATGGTTCGGATTTAGGATATTTGTATGACAATACAACTTCTCAGATAATTTCTCTGAACCTGTATATTCAGAATCCAATTGATATTTCTACTTATGACACTTTATTAGTTGCCATAACATCAAGAAATAGAAACGCGAATCCACATCAAGCAGAAGTTTATTTCCAATCTTCAAATACATACTCTCATATACACACTACTTTCGCACAAGTAGGTCCTGCTGGTTCATCTGGTACATCCGGCACTTCTGGTACATCAGGTTCATCAGGAACTTCTGGTGTTCAAGGTGCTAAAGGACAAAAAGGTGCAGATGGTAATGCTGGTACTTCTGGTTCATCAGGTACTTCAGGCTCAAGTGGCTCAAGTGGTACTTCTGGTTCATCAGGTACTTCAGGCTCAAACGGAACAGATGGCTCTTCAGGAACTTCAGGTTCATCTGGTTCATCTGGTTCTTCAGGATCTTCAGGTACAAGTGGTTCTTCAGGAACTTCAGGTTCTGATGGTTCAAGTGGAACTTCAGGTTCATCTGGTTCATCAGGTTCATCTGGTTTCTCAGGTACAAGTGGTACAGATGGTTCATCTGGTTCTTCAGGTTCATCAGGAACTTCAGGCTCAAGTGGCACTTCAGGTTCATCTGGTTCAAGCGGAACTTCAGGTTCTTCAGGAACTAGTGGTACTTCAGGTTCATCTGGTACCTCAGGTTCAAGCGGAACATCAGGTTCTGATGGTACAAGTGGTAGCTCAGGAAGTTCTGGTTCATCTGGTTCTTCAGGTACTTCAGGTTCTTCAGGTTCAAGCGGTACTTCAGGTTCAAGCGGTACTTCAGGTTCAAGCGGTACTTCAGGTTCAAATGGTACATCAGGTTCTTCAGGAACTTCAGGAACTTCAGGATCAAATGGTACAGATGGTTCATCAGGAACATCTGGTTCAAGTGGTACATCAGGTTCTTCAGGAACAAGTGGTACTTCAGGTTCATCAGGTACTTCAGGTTCAAATGGTACAAATGGTTCTTCAGGAACTTCAGGTTCTTCAGGTACAAGTGGTTCCTCAGGTTCTTCAGGTACATCAGGTTCTTCTGGAACTTCTGGTTCAAGCGGAACTTCAGGATCAAGTGGCTCATCAGGTACTTCAGGAACATCAGGTTCAAGTGGTACTTCAGGCTCAAGTGGAACATCAGGATCATCAGGCTCAAGTGGCACAAGTGGTTCATCAGGTTCATCAGGTACTTCAGGTTCATCTGGTACTTCAGGCACTTCAGGTTCTAGTGGTACATCAGGAACTTCAGGTTCATCAGGTTCATCAGGTAGCTCAGGTAGCTCTGGTGTGAGTGGTGATTTATATAGAACAACATCAACTGATACCTTTACTTTAGGTAATGCAGGTACATTAAACGTAGCAGCAGGATTAGCATATTCTGTAGCTCAATCAATTATCGTAGTTTACGACGCAAATAACTTCCAAGAGTGTGAGGTTATTTCATATAACCCAGGAACAGGCGATTTACAATTCGCTGCTCCAACAAGAACAGTAGGTGGTGGTCAACATAGCTCATGGACAGTTAACCTAGATGGTGCGTCCGGAGGTGATGGTTCTTCAGGTACAAGTGGTTCTTCAGGTTCATCAGGTTCATCAGGAACATCTGGTTCAAGTGGAAGCTCAGGTTCAAGTGGAACTTCAGGTACATCTGGTTCTTCAGGTACTTCAGGTTCAAGCGGAACTTCAGGTTCATCTGGTTCATCAGGTACATCTGGTTCTTCAGGAACAAGTGGTACATCTGGTTCTTCAGGTACATCTGGTTCTTCAGGTACTTCAGGTTCAAGCGGAACTTCAGGTTCATCTGGTTCATCAGGAACAAGTGGTTCATCTGGTTC